TCTGATGCGTTTATTGAAATATCAGAAAATATCGATACTGAAGAAGTATTAGTTGTTAGAGCAGATGGTGGCACAGAAACTGCTAGTATATCTGAAGTAGATGTTGAAACAGTATTGGCATGTCCACTACCTAGTGCATCAACTTTAACAAGTGGGAGTTTATACGTATGTTAAATTGGCAAGGAACGTTAAAAATAAAAGCTTTTGACAAAGAAGGTAATATAATTGATGAAACTAATTTAAAAAATTTAATTACATCTGAAGGTAAAAATTTACTTGCAGAAGCTTTAAGGAATAGTTCAACAGACTGCGAAATTAAATATATTGCTATAGGTTCAGATAATACTGCACCTACAACTGCTGATACTACGTTAGGTAATGAAATTTTTAGAAAAGCAGTAACCAGTCAAATAGCTGGTGGTACTGGAATTACAATTACTAATCTTTATGTAGCACCAGAAGAAGCAGTTGGTACAATAGAAGAAATTGGTTTTTTTAGCGGTAGTGCTGCAACTTCAACTGCAAATTCTGGAATATTATTTGCAAGAGTTTTGTATAGTCGTACAAAAACTGCGGTAGAATCAATCCAGATAGAAAGGACTGATACTATTGGCTAACGTTGGTGGTTATTACACACAACAAACATGGGTAGCTGGCGCAACTCCATTAAGCGAAGCTGCACTTAATAATATTGATTCTGGAATTGAAGGTTTACAAAAACAAGGTGTTATCAAAAATGGTACTAATATAGCAGAAGATAAAACACTACCTAGTGGAGAAAACTACATGTTAGTTGCACCGATAACAATAGATAGTGGAAATACTTTAACAGTAGAAGGAAGATTAAAGATTTTATGAGTGAATTAAGCGTAGATACATTATCTGGTTCTAGTGGCGTAGTTGTTACTATTAAAACTGGACACACACTTACATTAGTTGAAGATTTAGATGCAGGTACTGCAAAACTTACTAATGTAGGAGAACCAACTGCATCAAGTGATGCTGCAACAAAAAATTATGTTGACACACAATTATTAACATTAGATACAATAGGCGAATTAACAGATGTTACTATTGCATCAGTAGCGGACAACGAAGTTTTAGCTTATGATTCAACAAGTTCAGAGTGGATTAATCAAACTGCTAGTGAAGCTGGTTTAGCAACTTCTGGAGATTTATCTTCTCATACTTCAGATACTTCTAACCCACATAGTGTTACCGCAGCACAAGTTGGCGCAACAACAACATCAAATAAAATAACAGACTTTACCGCACCAACAAGTGATTTAGATATGAATAGTAATAAAATTACTAGCGTATCAGACCCAACACTTGCACAAGATGCTGCTACTAAAGCTTACGTTGATTCACAAGTTCAGAGTAAAGATGCTTTATCAGAATTGTCTGGTACATCCGATGATATAACAGAAGGTACAACAAACTTATTTTTAACTAACGAAAGAATTGATGATAGGTTTAATGATTTATTTCAAGCTGGTACTGCTTTAACTGGAACTTATGATGATGCTTCAAATACATATACATTAAACTTTTCTGGTACAACGACAGATGTTGCAGAAGGTTCTAATCTTTATTACACAGATGTAAGAGTACAAGCAAATAGACTAGACCAAATGGCAGCACCTACTGCTGATGTAAGTATGAATAGTAACAAAATAACAAATGTTGCAGACCCAACTTCTGCACAAGATGTAGTTACTAAAGCTTATTTAGAGAACGCAGGATTTGCTGATGTTGGTTTAATATTGGCTTTAGGATAGGAGAATAAATGGCAAACTCATTTAAAGGATATAGCATAGACTTAGGTAATACTGCTGATACAGTTGTTTACACATGTCCAGCTGCAACAACTGCTATTGTAGTTCATGCACAAGTTGCTAATGTTGATGGAACTAATGCAGCTGAATTTAATATGGACTTATATGACAGTTCAGCAACACAAGTAGCAGCTATAGTATCTACAGTATCAGTACCAGCTGATGGTTCTTTTCTGCCAATAGGTGGAAAGCTTGTATTAGAAGCAAGCGATGAGCTAAGAGCATGGTCAAGTGATGCTGATGACTTAGAAATGACTTTAGGCATACTAGAAATTAGTTAGGAGATTAATGGAGTTTTGGTTATATAGGAACTGGTTTTACACAGAAAAGTTCAGAAAATTCTGGAGTATTTTCTATTCAAGAACTAGAAAGTTTAAAAAATGATAATAAATTATCTACTGCTGGTATATTAGTTGACTTTTTAGTAGTCGCAGGTGGCGGCGGTGGTGGGTCTGGACATCAATCTGGCGCTGGCGGTGGTGCAGGTGGTGTTCGATGTTCAGTTGATAATACAGGTGGCGCAAGTGGACTTACTAATGTAGAAGATAAATACCTTCTAAAATATGGACAGTCTTATAACGTTACAATTGGTGGTGGTTCTGGTAGTGATAGACAAAATGGTGGTAGAAGTCAATTAGGAAAAATAGTTTCAGTTGGCGGCGGCGGTGGCGCATCTACAACAGTTGGTTCAGGTGGTTCAGGTGGTGGTGCTATATCCAGAAACTGGTATGTTGGTTATGGGTTTAGTTTAGATAATCACTATGTCTTTAACGACCTTAAATTAGGTTCTAATGCTTACTACGATGATTACCAAATAGATGAAGTTATATTTAATCAAGGTTATAATGGTGGTTCAACTGGTGCAGGTGCAGGTGGTGGTGGTGCTGGTGCTACAACAGGCAACAGTACTTCTGGTGGCATCGGTATTCAAACTTCTATTACTGGTACATCAATTTATTATGGCGGCGGTGGCGGCGGTGGTGCAGGAAACTATGGTTCAAACTCAAACAATGTATTTTATGCAAGCGGCGGTAATGGCGGTGGCGCAGGTTCATCTGGCACAGGTGCAGCTAATCGTGGCGGTGGCGGCGGTGGCGGCTACGTAAGCGGCGGTGGCGGTTCTGGATTTGTAGTTATAAGATACCCAGATACTTTTGCAGATATTACAACAATAGGCGCAGGTTTAACTTATACATTAGATACATCAGTTACAGGTTATAAAATATATAAATTTACAAGTGGTAGCGATACCATAACTATTTAGGAGATATATGGCACATTACGCAGGTTTAGATAGCGAAAACAATATTATACAAGTATTTGTTGGTAAAAACGAAGATGATGCAACTCCAGAAGGTTTTGCAAATTGGGAAGTATATTACGAAAGCGTAAATCCAGAATTTGCTTCAGTTAAAAGAACTTCTTACAATACAAAAAATGGTAAATATTACAATCAAGATGAAAATAGAGTGCATGTTCTTGCAAGTGAAGCTGACCAAAGTAAAGCATTTAGAGGTAACTACGCAGGAAATGCACACATATACGATAGTGTTAATGATATATTTATTATTAATCAACCTTATGCAAGTTGGACTTTAGATGTTGCAACTGCAAGCTGGGTAGCACCTATTGAAAAACCAGCTGATAGTGATACAGTTGATTATATCTGGTCAGAAGATACCTATTTAAACGACAATACACAAGGATGGATAGTTTACACAAAATAGTTTATCGTATAAAATACTTATATGAAAATAACTATTACTCCAGTTAATAAAACTATAGAACAATTAATTAAATTATATCCACCACAATTAGCTTCACAAATTAAACCAGAGTGGTATAAAAATATGTCATTAAGACACGACCTACCATACGAAGCAACTGATGGTATTACTGCTAAAAAGTGTCCAGCTATACAAGATGTCATAAATAAAGGTTTTATTATACCTATTTGGGGTAACTTACAATTTAAAACTGCTATAAGAAATGGAATCAATGACCAAAGATGGTTTTTATCTACTGCTTTAAATTACGATTATCCATTAGAGTGGTGGATTCAAGAACATAATTCAGAACAGTTAGAAGGCATGGATATAAACAGAATTTATAGTAATGGTATTTTAAAAGTTAAATGTCCATACCATATACAAGTTCCAGAAGGTTATGGATTAATGTATTCTGACCCATTTTATCATTTTAGAAATGACATAAGATGTTTAACTGGAATAGTAGATACTGATGACTGGGGTTTTATAACGTTCCCATTTGAAGTGCTAAAAGATAATTTTGAAATAAAAGCTGGTACACCATTAGTACATGTTTATCCATATAAACTAGAAGATGAAAAATTAGAATTAGAAACTAGATATGCAACAGATAAAGAATATGAAGAACATGCTTTTAAATTTCTACAACATACTGCTGAAGGCACACATTATAAAAACAGAAAAGAACCATTTAAGAAGTTGTTTTGAAAAAAATAGCAGTTATTGGAAAAGGTACTGCTGGTGTTTTAGCGTTTAATCATTTTAAACATTATTCAAACCATGAAATAACTTGTTACTATTCAAACAATATTAAAGAACAAAGCGTTGGAGAAGGAAGTCAGTTGCCACTTCCAATTGAATTAAATAAAACATTAGGACTAGAATTTCACGATGTACAAAAGTTATTTGATAGTACATATAAAAAAGCTATACGCTACGAAGGTTTTGGTAAATCAG